GTTTTGTTCCGCTTTCTGGTCGTTCTGTTCCGATTCTTGCTGGTTCTGGTTTACAGAATCGCGGGTTTCAATCCCCTTCACCCATTTCGGATCATTCGGGTCGCTAATCCCTGCAACAAATTCTCCGCGAGAGGCAGCAAGCAACTTATCGGCGTCAGGCTGGCTGATATTGGCTGCCTGCATAATTTTGTTTACTTCGTCAGCGGTAACTTTTACCGGCCCTGGTTGTGCGGTCGTGTCAGATGCACCAGTATTTTGTTGTGAACCTGAGTATGTACCGTTTTTGCGGGCGAAATATTCTTCTTTCGTGATTTCAGTAGCCCCGGCAGCCAGTGCCTTATCCAGACCAGAAAGTTTGTTTGCGCGACCGTATTTTTCGCAATCCTTGTCGGTGAAGAGGAAGTAGAACGGCCCCTCACGCTCTACAGATGGTTCGACTTCCACTTTGCATTCGGTTTTTTCGTTGTCCGGAATTGCCGTTTCCACTGCATCAGTTTCTGGTGCTGGCGACGAGAGAGTGTCAGTTGCGCTCTGATTTGTTCCTTCATCTTCAAACACGCCCTTTGTAGTCAGGTATTCAGTAATGTATTTGTTCAGTGCCACAGGGTCTTTGTGAATGTCGATCGGACGTTCACGGACAAGGCCAAAAATAGTCTGGCGGTCGTAGCGAAGGGCATCAGGCTGTTTGCGCATTGATGCCGAGATACGCTTCCAGTCTTCGCGGTCGTTGTCGATAACTTCTTTTTTTGCCCAGCGATGGATGCTGCCGTCAATGTTTCCGGCATCCACATCACCAGGCCAGAGAGCGTAGGCCAGTTCGTCATCCAGTGCTTTCCATGTCTGCTTGTATTCGCGATGAATGGCAGCAATGACCAGGCTGATTTTTCCTGTTGAATTTTCAGTGTGCTGTTGATTGGCTCTGGCGCGGGCGAGATCAACAACAGACGTGTATTTTCCGGTTTCCTTGCGTTCACCTTCGCGACGTTTTTTCCAGATGCGCATCTCTGCCTGAATTTCGGGCCATTTGGCACCAGGCTTACATTTATGCTTAACCCACCCGATGGCATGCAGCTTAAGCTCCGGATACATGGCGTTAACTTCTGGCATTTTCATCAACGCTTCAACGATATGTCCGTCGAATGTTGCCATGTCTTCCTGCAACAGTTCCTGCGCACTAATCACCATATCAACGGTGATGTTTTCACATGTGTCGAACTTAACCATGACAGCGTTCTGTACTTCAGGGGCCAGCTTGTCAAAAGTGACGTTCATCAGATCGGATTCAGTCTCAACCGGGACAAAAGAAGCAGAATCCTCATCCCAGCGGTTTTCCTGCATATATTCAGCATCCCATGAATCGAGGGCAGGGCGGGGTATGCCAGGTTTATCCTCGCAGATAATAAATTTATAAGCGCAGTCCTGAGCAGCCGGATAATGTTCCAGGAATTGCCAGTGAAATTTTGCGCGGGCGCGACGTTCATCACCGGCTTCAATGGCAGTGGCTACAGCGACTGCACCTTCTTCCTTTATTGCCTGTTCGTCCGGAATGGCGGCGCAAATAAAGACTTTACTCATTTTGTTTTACCTCATTACAGATTTAAGGGTGAACAAATCCCTGCCATTTCTGGCATATAAGAATGAAATCGGATGTTTATTACGGAACTGTTTTAAAGACCTGCCGGGATTTCGTTATTATCCTGGTGAATAACTTTATCGACCGGGTAACAGTTACCGGGAATTTTTCTGTTCGGTTGCTGCAGTCACACACTCCTGCATTGTCCTGTGAACACTGACTGCAATATCAACTGGCTCTTCGGAAACAAGAAAAAATGTCAGAACAAGTGCAAATGCTGTATTCATTGCCAGCATCCTTTTTGTATCGGACGTAAACGGGCCAGCATTGAAAGAATGCATATTTTATTTAATAACTCCCGTTCGTGTTTTCTCTTGTTAATGGCATCTTCAGTAAATACAAGGTTACTGATAGTGACACCAATTTCAAAACAACCTTCAGACGTATTAACGTTTGGTAATAACGTTTCCATTATCGCGTCCTCAACAATGAATTTTGTGATGCAGTGCCTGGTGCCTCCAGGTGACGTTAACCAGTTAACAATTAACGCCGGATACAGAGAATCCACCCATAACACTGTTTTTGGTTTTAACTGTTCCTCGTGCGCTTAGCCGCATTCACCGCATCACAAAATTCACTTTAAAAAGGGCGGCAGAGCAGTCACGGAGTAAAACTGATACCGCCAAACGTCACCAGAAAATTGATAACAGAGGGCGTTGCAGCGGGGTTGTCACTTAAGCGTATGGTCAACCTGACAACCCGGTGTCCTCAACGGGGAAGGAATAACCCCTCCATACTTACCGCCGCGCCATTTCGCGGATTGCCACAACCGGAAGCGCACGGTCGACGAAAATTTAACGACAGGCTATCTATGAACCAGCTACCTCGCCGTGCGCTTTCGCGTTATGGTCTGACTTTTCAGAGAAATATCCTTTCAGTAAACTGTCAGTGCCGGATGTTCACCCGTGTCCGGCGCACGCACTCCATTTCACCCGTGGAGAACTCCTTAATTACCAACCCTCAGGAGGGTGAATGTTAAAATCAACTCTTATTGCTAAATGCCTTTATCAAAATCGCATGGTAAGCAGCATTTCAATAGGCGAGTCTGCAGTTAAAAGTATTTTCGAAGAGTACTTTCCCGGGCATGATTTTAATAAATGGAATACCAAATTACCGCCAGCAGTTTCAACGCGTATTCTGAAAGCAACTGAAAGAGCAAGTACAATTCGCGTTAACTATTTCATTAAAGATTTGTGGGATCTTTGATATCCACAGAGCCTAAAGTATGTGCATATGGATGTGCTATTGTGCGCCCTCGCAGATTTGCATCATTTTCTAAATTCACTGAACGAAACAGGGCATCAACAAGGCTCTGTACAATGCAAAGGCAATCGAAGACTGTCGCCGTTTCTGTTTTGATTGATGAAAGAACATGGCCATTCACGCAAACAGAAATTACCCGTTTATTAACATCGCTTTCCTGCTTTTGATTATCAGAACCATATAGCCCAGAAAAAGCATTGCGCACATTACGAACCATACTATCGATGGTTTCTTTTTGGTGTATGCCGGGTCAATTTTCACCAGACTATCACCGAGAGTCGTTGCAGCAATTGTCTGGATTTCTTTTGGTAAATCTTTAAATTCCATTATTAGCCTCGTTGGTTAGCTATTAACGCGGGTATGTAATCATTCTGGCAATGCTTAATGCCGCTGCTTTTTCCAGCCTGGTGATATCCTGCTCCAGAGCGGACAGATTTTCAGCCTGCTTAGCCCTGGCTTCATTGGCCCATTTCAGATCCTGCGCTGCATTAATTTTCTGGCGCATCCACTCATAAAGTTCATCATCGGTATAGTCTGGCGCGATGATGACGGGTTCTCGTTTCTGCATACTGATTCCTCGCGGTGCTGTTTCGCTTATCAGCCGTTAGATTTTGCCGAACTGGAAAGCGCCTGTTTAAATTCGTTGAAGCTGTGAGCTTCTTCGCCTTCGGCAAGGCCTTCGAAGTATTCTTCGTAAGCCTTTTCCATGATTGTGTCAAAATCCATATCACTCACCTGAGTTTCTTTCCAGCCAGCGACGGGCACCATTTTCGGTTTTAAACGTTTTGCTTTTGGTATACGTCATTGCGGTGAAGGTGCCGTCCTGGTTTGGAAACACGCCGTACACCAGAGATTCGTTGTTGCCAAGATCGATAGTATCCATGCTGACCTCATTTCCCCTTAACGCCGGGGTAGCGGAACTTTAGCCTGACAACGATGCGGTTCGTTGTTGATGGAATGAATGGTAAAACTATTGGTTTTATTGGTCAATAGGCAATGGAACATAAAGTTTTATTTGTGAGGATAAAAAAAGCGCCAGGGAGGCGCTTTTTTCATGTAACTTATTGTTTTTGAATATCATTGATTATGTCGTATACATCGTTTTTTAGAAGATCCATTTCATGAAGAATGCTTTTTGTGTGCATGATTAGTCTCAGCTTTTCCGTTTCTGGCAACTGATTAAAAAGGGACAATAGCGCCTTTTCTTTGTCGTCAAGCTGGATTAGTGGTGGTGCATCTTCTTCCTTTGAATGTTCATTTAGCGGCATAAAAAACCAATGTTCTGGTTTTCCTGTTACCGCGGCAAGTCTTTTTAATCTTTCTCCGCTGGCAATGGTTTCTCCTGTTGCCCACTTACGCACAGCGGTATGGGACAGCATAACCTTTTTAGCCAGACCGGCTAACGACCAGCCATGTTCGCTCATTGCTTGCCGAACTCTCTCAGCAAATATTGGATGGTTTATTTTACTCATTTTTTAAGTATACAACCAAAGGTTTCACCAATCAGCAAAACTATAGGTTTTGTGTTGAAACTTATAGTTTTTGATGGTAGCGTAGGTGAAATTAATAGTACTGGTGGAAAGTATGAGTAATCAAATTCACGATAAGATCTCTAAAAAAATGTCGAAAACTGACATTGGCAAACACTTTGGCATTAGCTCCCAGGCCGTAGGCAAGTGGTTCATTAAAGGCAAGGTTCCTGCTGAACGCGTGTCGTCACTCTGTGCATTACTGAATTGGGAAATTACTCCCCACGAACTTCGCCCTGACATTTATCCCAACCCAACAGATGGACTACCTTGTGAAAATAAGTGTATGTCGAATGAATCACTGGCGGTGAACAATGATATTCACTCCTGAGCAGGCTCGCGAGGCTCTGGATGCCTGGGTATGCCGACCAGGAATGACGCAGGAGCAGGCGACGATATTAATCACGGAAGCATTCTGGGCTCTGAAAGAACGCCCGAACATCGATGTTCATCGCGTCACGTTTGATGATGGCGCGGTTGATCAACGGGCGCTGGGCGTTAACAGGGTGAAGATATTCGAACGCTGGAAAGCTATCGACACCAGGGATAAGCGTGAAAAATTCACGGCGCTGATTCCGGCAATTATGGAGGCTATCCGGATCAGCGATTTCAGGTTGTATTGTGAAATTACTGACGGAAAAAGCATTACGTACATGATCGCCGGGTTAAACAAAGAATATGGCGATGTGGTGGAGTCCGGGCTGCTTTTTGCGGATCCAGCTGTTGTGGAACGTGAGACTGACGAGCTTATAGAAAAAGCCATTGCTTTCAAGCGTGCGTATCGTCAGCAATATCAACAAAAAGTCGGATGGAATTATGAGTCTTCTTTTTGCTGAACGCCCACTGGTTATTAACACGCAGCTGGCGATGAAAATTGGTCTGAACGAAGCCATCGTGTTGCAGCAGCTGCATTACTGGTTGAGAGATACCGGTTCCGGCATGGAATGTGATGGTGTTCGCTGGATTTATAACACAACAGAACAATGGCTGGAACAGTTCCCGTTCTGGTCAGAGTCAACGTTAAAACGCGCATTTGCAAGTCTGAAAGCGCTGGGGCTTTTGCGTTGCGAAAAGCTCAACAAATCAAAGCGTGACATGACTAATTTTTACACGATTAATTACGAGAGCGAGCTTTTAGATGGTGGCAAAGTGAGCGAATCCATCAGGTCAAAATGCGCCGCTCCATCAGGTCAAAATGACACGATGGAAGAGGCCAAAATGACACGCTCCATTGGTTCAAAACGACACAATGTCATCGGGTCAAAATGGCCTGATGATCTTACAGAGAATACAACAGAGATTACTACAGAGAATAAAAACACTTCTCGTCCGGAAGCTTTGCAACCGGACATGCAGACGGCTGAACAGGATTTTTTGACCCGACATCCTGACGCGGTTGTGTTCAGTGCGAAAAAACGCCAGTGGGGCAGCCAGGAAGATTTAGCGTGTGCGCAGTGGATCTGGGGACGAATCGTGAGTCTTTACGAGCAGGCTGCCAGCGATGATGGCGAAATCATGCGACCGAAAGAACCCAATTGGACTGCATGGGCCAATGATGTGCGCACAATGCGGATGCTGGATGGCAGAACTCACAGACAAATTTGCGAAATGTTTGGTCGGGTGCAGCGGGATCCCTTCTGGGTAAAAAACGTCATGAGCCCGTCAAAGCTTCGCGAAAAATGGGATGAGCTGGTTATTCGTCTGGGGCGTTCGCCTGTACAGCGTTGCGTGAATCACATTTCTGAACCGGACACCGAAATTCCGCCGGGGTTCAGGGGGTAAGTGTTGATTTGAGGTTATGAAGTTATTTTCTCAGGAGAGTTTATGGGGGCTATTTATACCGAAGAACAGCGGGAAAGATTACAGCGTCACATCGTTGACCTTGTACGTAAAAACGGGCGTATGACAATGCCACAACTGGCATCGACAACATATGCTTCACATGATTCCATTCGCCGGTACCTGAAGATGCTGGTGAGCCAGGGCGAAGTGTATGTTGTCAGCGGAAAAGGGGTGTTCCTTTCAGAGGGAGTTTACCGTGAATGGCTGGCAAGTTCGGCAAGAAAAGCAAGGGTTATCCGCAAACCAGCACAAAAACAGGGTAAAGCCGGAGCACAACCCTACGACCGGCACCAGAACATAATTTGCCGTGAGTGCCGTCAGAGTGAGGTTATGCAGCGTGTACTGGCGTTCTATCAGGGAGATTTTCAGGAGGTGATGGTGTGAGGGTAAGGGTTTATATCGCTGGTCCGATGACCGGGTATAAAAATTTCAACCGTGAGGCGTTCCACAATGCGGAAGAGGAACTGAAACGGGAAGGGCATACAGTCTTAAACCCGGCAGTACTTCCAGACGGGCTGACACAGCCACACTACATGGATATTTGCATGGCAATGATTCGTTGTGTGGATGCGATTTACATGCTGAAAGGCTGGCAGTGGTCAACAGGCGCTAAGGCAGAACTGGCACTGGCGGAGAAGCTGGGGCATGCAGTTATTTTCCAGGAGGCAAACAGTGAGTAATCAATGGCGACCAGATATTTGCCCTATAACCGGACGTGCATTTTTCATGTGGATTGAGCATCCGAAATTGGGAAATGTACCGACGTACGGTGGCCCATTAGACAGTTACACCATTCCAACAAGGGACAGCGATGGTGAGTTTTCATGTGAGCGTTACGATCATGATTTCGGCGGTTGGGTAGAAAGCGAATGTCTTGGGTTATATCTGATTGATGATAAAGAGCAATGCAGAGTCTACGAACTGGAGGAACGCATTGCAGGGCTGGAGACTAATCTTGCTGCGCTTGCGGCGGAGAATGCGGGGCTGAATAAATTTATCGTACAGAGTTGCTACGTGTTTGATGGCGAGCAGGATGAACTATCTGATGCGTATATCTGTGCAATAGACGGAAGGATGCCGCAAACCCCGGCTACAGATGCTTTCCTGGCTGATGTACGTGCGGAAGCACGCAACGAGGGGATTAACTATACCGCCAGCCGTCTTGCTGCTGCGTTCAATCACGGATTTATCAATAAGTCTTTACGTGAAGTTTTCGACGTTACGCGCATGATTCTGTCAGCGAAAGAAGAGTTGGCTAATGAACCGCACCCGATTGATGGTCTGTCCGGTGAATATGCGGAGAAATCCCTTGAAGAATGGGCGGAACAGATTCGCAAAGGAGACAACCAGTGAGTGAGTCAAAATGCCAAATTAATGGCAACAAGATAGAACCATGTGCAGCACTGGCAAAATCCCTTGAGCATGATGCTGAATACACGACGCGAAAAGGTCTGCTGATATACAAAATCTGGAATGAGAGTTTAACTCGCGGCCCTGATTTGGTGATGTTGCGTTCCGGTGAATTTTCTAAATCACCAGTGCGGGTTTCATTTTGTCCGTTCTGTGGTGAAAGTCTGAAAACGTGGGAGAACAGAAATGAATGAAATTAAAGAAATACCAGTAGTACGTGATGAATATGGCTGCTGGACGCATCCTGAATATGAAAAATTCTGTGATGGTAGAGAACATATTTCAACGGAAGAGTTTAACGCATGGATGGAGGAAAATAATCTTCAATGGACCATCAGAACTATGGATGAAGATGATTTTAATCTTGATGCAGATGGTCCTGATATTTCCACCTGGGAACCGGAACGACCAGAGGGCGATGGATGGTTTATTGGTTCAATACATGACACCGAAGATGGCCCGGTTTGTGTCTGGTTGCGAAATAAGGCTGAAGCGTAAAGGCGATAAATCCCCTGGCAACAAAACACTGAAAATTTAAATCAGAAGTGATTTTTATTAAATCCTTAACCGGAGGGATTCCTGCACCCTCAAAACATCAGGAGGCCGCCCGAAAGGGCGGTAATAAATGACTGCATTATTCAGAAAAGAATATCCGCGAAAGAGTAGAACAACAGAATTTCTGTTTCTCATTCTGTTTATCGTGTTGATGATACCGATAAACCTGCTGTTTCTGGTTTGGATAATCGGAAAAATATTTGAGCCGATTGTTGAACTGTATATCGATATGGTATGGGAACCATTCAGGGCGCTACACAACAAAATTAATCCATATAAGGAAAACTGAAATGACTGAATTAACCAAAGAACAATTAATCGAAGAAGCGAAATTAAAAATAGCGATTGCGAAATGCCACCCCAATTCAGAGATGGCGCGGGTAGAGGGCGAGTTATTCAAAATTGCACTGGCATCGCTGGTAGCTGAACCGCTGGTGCCCGTCATGTATAAAGGAATGAAACTGTTAACAAAAGAGGGGCTTGAACTTATTCGTGACGGTATAGCTGAGGCTACAGGACTGGAAGCAATGTGTATGGCCAAGGCTTTACTGTCTGCGCCGTCAGTTCCGGTTGTGCCGGATAATGTATCAGGGTCTCTTGCTTATGCTTACAAAGAGCTTACGCCTGAGATTATGCGCGGTCATATCGCTGTATTCGAGCGATATGGAATAGCCCCAAACGATAGCTCTACCACAATTCAGGCACTGCGAATCGCGCTGGATGGTATAGAGCGGAGTGCCGCCATGCTTCAGAGTCAGGGGGAAGGCAACCCTCATGTAACCCCGACTCGCCTGCCTGGTGGTTTCACCATTGAGGATGCGAAGGCGTTACATGAAGACTTGGTACGCAGCCACATAAGCCAGGCTTTAAGTGGCGAGAAGATGAAAAAGAAAGATCGCGATGCTGATTTGCGCTGGATTCATGGCGTTATAGTTCAGGCAGCGTGGTTTGTAAAAGCATCACTGGAGCAGAATGCGCTATCGGGTACCCCTCCGGTAACTCCGGCTGGCTGGATAAGCTGTAGTGATGCAGTTCCTGCTGAATATTGCGATGTGATTCTTCTCGATGATCTCGGTAATGTATTCCCCGGTTCTTGGGATAAGGTTTTTTGCCCCACTTGTGGCGGGAATAAGATGGCTTTTGTGGACAAAGACGGCGTCGAAGTAGAGAGCTCAACTCACTGGATGCCGCTACCGGAACCACCGCAGGAGGTGAACGGATGAAAAATGAAGTCGACAATGTTATCACTCTGGTACAGCCAAAATCAGAGGAGGAAGGACTCCTCAACGTTGTGATAACCGACGAAAAAAGTGTCGAGCAAAAATGCTGTCAGCATATCCGTACAACAATTTCAGAAGTGAATCGTACGATTACCTGCAAACGGTGTGGATTGGCTTTAGATCCGTTCGAACTTGTTCTCGACCGTGCGAGAAACGGTGAAAACATAGTGTCTGAGATTAAATCACTCTATGCAAAGCGGGATGCTCTTCGTGAAGCTGTGGCAAAACTTGAACGTGAAGAGAAAAATGCCAAAGCCCGGTTACGAGCAGCCAGGACAGCAATACTGTATGCGGAAAATGACCTTAAAAATATTGAGCAGGAGGTGAATCGATGACCTGGCCTGAAGCATTCACAACGGTAGGAATTGCGATGGCGGTGGCGCTGGTGGTGTATTCGATTTGCCGCTGGGGATAACAAACAAAAACCCCGGATTGATGGTCCGGGGTTTTGCTATTCATGGTGAATTTTTATTAACAGATTGACTGAATTCCGTTTTTCTCAACCACAGAAAGCAAACGAAGGGCAGGGCCACCAGGGCGCTTTATTCCCCTTTCCCAGTCTGAAATGAGGTTTTTACTGACATTAAGATATCTGGCGAAAACAGGTTGAGACAGATGCTCGCGCTCGCGAAGTGCCCGGATTCTTTCTGGCGACATTGTTGGCGCTGGTTGCAGACAGAGTTCATCAAACTCTCTCATAGTTTGTTTTGTAACTGCGCCAATATCCTGAAGTGACTCCATCATTTCATGTACGGATGCAAGTGCATCACTGCGGTAATTTTTACTCATTGGGTACCTCCGTAAACTGACCTTGCAGGATCAATTGCGCCAGTTGTTCATCAGTAAGATTGAGAACGTGATGCGCAGCTTTTCGAAATGCGTTTTCCTCGATGGCTGTAATATTTTCTCTCTCATTCTTTGCGTACGCATAGATGAAAAAAGCCTTTTCTGCGACGCGGTAAAAAATTATTGTCCTATAACCGCCTGATTTACCGCCACCTCTTCGGGCTAATCGCTGCTTAATGACACCACTACCCAAATCTGCGGATATGAGTCCCTTATCAGCTAGTTCCACGACTTCTCGCAGAGCTTTATCGGAAATCCGATTTTTTCGTGCGAAGCGTTCAAACCAGGCATTTTTGAAAATGCGCATGTTTGGTTCCATACCGTTGTGTAATACATAGTGTGACACAATTAAATAGGGCAGGCAATATCCATACAGAGGACTTGCTAAGGAATGGCGGCTACAAAAAACACTCTATTTTTAGAGTATACAAATGACAGAAAGAAAAAGTCATTGTTTTTTCTCATGAAATACGCATTTTTTGGGAGTGAAATCGTTATTTGTAGTGGATATATTCCAGCCATGTTTTATCCAATACCAGAGGTTTTACAATGCAGAAGTTGATCGCCGCGAATTGTAAGTACGCAGTTATTCGTTGTGACGATATGTCGGTTGTAGCTGAAATGGATTGTTTTCCGGATGGAGCCAGAGCTGTATGGCATCGAAAAGGGAACATGCTTAGGGTAAGAGCTTTGCGGGCTGATGAGCGAATTGTATCGAAAACAGTGCTCAGGGAGATCGTGTATCAGTTTATGCGGACTTGAACAAGTTGTATGTATCAACAATAATGCCACCCAAAATGGCTGAACACCATTTTACCTGACAAAGATGCGCCAGCAGAGAAAACAGATGGCGCACAAGACCAAATTACACAATTCTGATAATTCAGCCGTCTTTGCCAGCAGGCACGGGCGGCGTTCTCACACATTCAAATATGACTGGTTCCAGCATGACCCCTGCACTGAAGAACAGGCCGAATGGCTGATTCAGAACTACCGCAGACGTGGGTATGAGTTTGAGAAAGACCTCAGCCTTGACCGTCGCCACTGGATAATCTCCGTCAGGCTCCCTTATTCCGAACGTCCGCCGCGTCCGTCCCGCACATTCCAGCAACGCATCTGGAGGTAACGTGCGGGTATTACTTCGACCTGTTCCGGTACCGGAACTCGGGCTGGTGGTCCTTAAGCCTGGTCGTGAATCCATGCAGGTATTTCATAACCCTCGAGTGCTGGTGGAGCCGGAACCGAAAAGCATGCGCGGTCTGCCGTCCGGGGTCGTTCCTGCCGTTCGCCAGCCGGTGGCGGAGGATAAATCATTACTGCCATTTTTCAGCGACGAACGAGTGATTCGTGCTGCTGGTGGCGCTGGCGCATTGTCTGACTGGTTACTGCGCCATGTTAAATCCTGCCAGTGGCCACACGGCGATTATCACCACAGTGAAACCGTCATTCACCGTTATGGTACCGGCGCAATGGTGTTGTGCTGGCACTGCGACAACCAGCTGCGCGACCAGACATCCGAATCACTTGAGCAACTTGCTCAACAAAACCTGTCAGCATGGATGATTGACGTCATCCGCCACGCAATGAATGGCATACAGGAACGGGAATTATCGCTGGCTGAATTATCCTGGTGGGCAGTCTGCAATCAGGTGGTGGACGCATTACCTGAGGCAGTATCGCGTCGTTCTCTGGGATTACCGGCGGAAAAAATCCGCTCCGTATACCGTGAAAGCGACATCATACCGGGAGAACAGACCGCCACCAGCATACTGAAGCAGCGCACAAAAAATATTGCGCTACCGCCTCACACCCACCAGCAACAGAACCCACCACAGGAAAAGACGGTGGTCAGCATTGCCGTTGATCCGGAATCTCCGGCTCAGTATCTCCAGCGCCAGAAACCACAACGGGAAGAGATGCCTGTATACACGCGCTGGGTAAAAACGCAGAAATGCATGACATGCGGTAATCAGGCAGATGATCCGCATCACATCATTGGTCATGGACTGGGAGGGATGGGAACAAAGGCTGATGATTTGTTTGTTATTCCGCTGTGCCGTAAATGCCATAGCGAACTACACGCCGGGGTAAAAGATTTTGAAGAAAAACACGGCAGCCAGCTGTTGTTGCTGATTCGTTTTTTAATGCACGCGAGAAATTCGGGTGTTCTGAAGTGGAAAGCATAAATGACTGAACGCATAGAATTTGTTTTGCCTTACCCGCCAACGGTGAACACTTACTGGCGTCGTCGTGGCAGCACATATTTTGTATCAAAAGCCGGGGAGCGTTATCGCCGGGCAGTGGCGCTTATTGTTCGCCAGCAGCGGCTGAAATTAAGCCTGTCCGGAAGGTTGGCAATAAAAATTATTGCAGAACCACCGGATAAGCGCCGCCGTGACCTGGACAATATCCTGAAAGCACCACTGGATGCGTTGACGCATGCCGGACTTCTCATAGACGACGAGCAGTTTGATGAAATCAATATTGTGCGCGGTCAGCTCGTTCCTGGTGGGCGGCTGGGCGTGAAGATTTACAAAATTGAGAGTGAGTGATCGTAAATATGATATACCCGGAAATTACAGGCAAAAGCGGCGAGCATTTACGTCTAAAAACGCTGGAAGCCGTCTGGATCCAGGGGAAATTACGGATGTGGGGGCGTTGGTCGTATATAGGTGGTAGCAAAACAGGAAATATGTTCAATCAGTTGCTGGCATCCAAAAACTGACAAAAACCGCAATCAATGAAGCCCTGCGTAGAATCAGGGAGTC